TGTGATCGCAGGTATTAAGGATAACCAACCCAATCCGTCGTTGGATGGTCTTGGATCAGCAGCAACGTTCAGAAACTTGGGTGGAATCACAATTGACGCAAATAACAACATCTATGTACTTGAGCAAGGCAAGATCCGCAAACTCACCCCCCTGTCCGGCGAAGGCGGCGTGCTGCCCTACAACGGGTCGCTCTACACATCCAACTCCACAACTGCCTTGACGGTGCGGGCGCCTCTGTCCTACCGGTACGCAACGTCTAACGTGTCGGGCACAACTGTGGACTTAACCGCATCGTCGAACCTGGTGGGCACCACCTACCGCTTGACTGCGGGACCGTCCAATACCTTAACATTCCCTGCGTTGTCGTCGTCCACCTCTGGATCCTGGTGGACGTTTTCCAACGCATACAGCGCGGCACAGACGCTGACCCTTGCAGGTACGACCACGGGACTGACGTCTCCGTATTCGTTACCCTCCAACTCGTCGCTCACTATTTATTCCGATGGAGCGAGTTACCGCACAGCGACCAGTGGCGCAGTGCCTAGCACGATTAACGGCGTCACACTGAGCAACGGTCAAGTTTCGGGAACAGCACTTGCTATCAGTGGAACTGCGAACATTGCTACCGTATCCGGAATGACAATTGGGTCCATGTCATACATTCCTTCCATGATCAAGTCGAACAGACCGATTGCCAATAACGGACTTGCCTGTTCATCGAATGGACAGTATCTTGCTGTATGGGGTATGGACAATGGTTGGGTGCGCGTAAGTTCAAACTATGGTGTGACATGGGCATTGGCGCAACAGGTCGGTGCGGCAAACTACGGTAGTCCATTGGCAATGTCTGCGAACGGAGCATTTCTTATAGGAAATTCGTCAATAAGTTCAAACTACGGCGTTACGTGGGCAAGTCTTCCGGCGCCTCTCGCAGGCAACAGTTCATATGCATCGTGTATTTCGTCAAATGGATCTGTCATGTATTTTGGTGCTGGACTCAACAGTTCGTATGTGAGTTCAAACTACGGAGTCTCGTGGACACTGTTGAACTATGGTAGTGTAGGCACCACGAATGGTTTCAGACAAATGCTGTGTTCTTCAAACGGAAGCATTGTACTGGCAATCACACAGTCTAGACCTCCGATTATCAGTTCAAACTACGGATCCACGTGGACGGTGACATCGGGATCAGGATTAAACGGAACAAATGCTTTTCACTATGCGGCAATGACCCCCGACGGAGCAACTATTCTACTTGCTAACGTATCTGGACTCCCCGTACTTAGTTCAAACACTGGATCGACATGGACTACGCTGTCAAATGCCGGAAATTCGAACTGGAATTGCGCATATATATCCTCAGACGCGTCTCTCGCAGTAGTCGGTGGATTCAATCCCGGACCAATTAAGTACGCAACAGGGTCGCCTGTGAACGCAAGTTCTACATGGACAACTGTCTCAATCCCAAGTAACAACTGGGGATGCATCGTAGGATCTTGGAATGGAAATTATTTGGCAGCTCTACCAACTGGTGCCGATGTGTACACGGTCCAAGGAACCGTAACAGCAAGCACAGATCGTGGAGTTACATGGGTACAACGAAACTCGAGCATTCCGCTATCAAACGCCACCACCAATTTTTACGGAGTCGTTACATCCTATGATGGAAGTTCCATTGTGGGTGGACTACCCAGCGGCAGCGACTATTCAACTGCTTTATACTTTAGTTCAAATTCAGGAGAAACCTATACGTTTCCGATCTTGTCGAATTTCGGACGGTATGCGGGTATCGATTTTGCTCGCCAGTACATGGGATATTCAATGTCTGCAAACGGATTATATGTTGCATATATGGCAGGTGGTCAGTTCTACCTAAGCAGCAATGGAGGATCAACATTCACAGCGCAATCTGCCATATCGGCAAACTTGAGTTCTGCTCAGGTTACATTTTCTTCAAATGGATTGGTGATTCTTGCGCCCAAGAATAACAATGGTATATATTTTAGCTCAAACGGTGGAAGTTCGTGGTCAACAATTGCATCAAACGTCTCTGCAACCACATATTTTAACAGTGTTGCAACGTCTTCAAATGGAGCGATCCTTCTTGCAGGTGGTGGGTGGAGCGCTGGAGCACAAGTGTATATTAGTTCAAACACAGGGTCAACATGGTCAACTGTTAGCGCGGTTGGCACATCGACATATTCGTGGTCAGTCGCAATGTCGTACGATGGCACACGAATGGCAGTTGTGCCGGCAGAGTCAGCAACATCTGGAAACATATGGATCAGTTCAAACTCGGGTGTCACATGGACACAGGCAACGTCTGCTGGAACCACTACATGGTACAACATCTATATGTCAGGCGACGGTATGAAGATCCTGGCAATAAAAGGAAACGGTGCAAACGGCAACGTAACGTTAAGCGTGGATGGTGGAAACACCTGGTCAACTGTAGGAAATTCAGATGGACCCTCTATTGTTAGCGCATGTATATCTGGTGATGGAAGTACAGTTTACGTAGGAAAGAACGGTACGAATGCACTGACAAAAATACCTATCCAACCTGCCCTTGCAAATCCGACGTCGAGCGTAGCAAGGATTACCAACTTAACCTCGTCGAACGTGACTGCGTCTGGAACCGATTCAAACTTTACAGTAACGGGTAACGAATTGGTCCTGTACAATGGTTCCACGAGCGCGTCGAACTACGGTGCGGGATACGATACATTGACGCTGAAGACGACTGCCGAGGCGTACGCTGGTGGTGTTGCGTCCCTTGCCTTTGCCAATTCCAACACTGGATATCCCCTTGGACGTGTCTATGCGGTCGACACCGGCACAGTGCCGACAGGATCCTCCTCGTCTCTCGTGTTCCAGTCCACGGTGGCAAATCAACTCGTTCCCGCAATGACAATCACCGGTACAAATGTTACACTAAGTGGAACTATCGGCGGTGTCGCGCTGTCAGACGGCGCAATCAATAACGTGCCTGCGACGCCGTCTACAAACTACCTATCAACAGTTGCCGGTACATTTGGCAATTATACCTACGCAGACGGTGTAGGCACGAATGCAGGATTAACTAGTTTGGCGCAGTTTTCGCCGTATGATTCCACGACAGGTCTCTTCTATTTTACCGTAACGAACGGGCAGCAAGTGCGAACATACAACCCCGTGACAAATGCTGTTGGAACACTTGCAGGAAGTTATAACGGCACTTCGACTGATGGAACTGGATCGGGTGCGTATATCCTTAGCACATTTGGTACGCCTGCCATAGGTCCGGGTGGCGGCGTAATCTATTTCCAAGATGGATACGCCATTCGCAAATGCACTCTTGCGGGTGTAGTTACAACAATTGCCGGATCTGCCGGCACGTCCGGATTCACAAACGGAACAGGTACAAACGCACGCTTCAATGGACAGACAGGAGTCTTTCTTGATCCGAGCGGGTCAAACCTCTATATGACCGATACGAACAACAATGTGATCCGTATTCTGAATCTGTCGACAAATGTGGTGACCACGTGGGCAACAACCCCGTCCACAATAAACGGTCCAAGGGGAGGTGGGTTTGACTCAAGTGGAAACTTCTATGTCGCCACGGGTGGAAATTCAACAATTCAGAAGATCTCACCTGCCGGCGTGCTCACGTTCCTTGCCGGTGGAGCGAGCATCTATACGATAGACGGTGTTGGTACGAATGCAAGTATCTGTGGTCCAAATGCTATGACCGTGGACAAAATCAATAACCTCATCTATGTCGTAGAGGCATGGGTGTCTGCTTCGGGAATTCGTCGCGTTGACATAGCCACAGGGGCAATTACATCCATCACGGGTCCCATAGGATACACACCCTTAGATGGAATCGGAACAGCTGCAAGAATGAATAATCCGGGTACATGTTCTCTTGACCCAACGAGCAGTTACCTTGTTGTCGGGGACAATTACACAATTCGCAAAATGACGTTTATCAAGGGATCCGGCGGTGTTCTGCCCTACAACGGGTCGCTCTACACGTCTACTCCCACAACTGCCTTGACTGTCCAGGCACCTCTGTCGTACCGGTATGCGACGTCTAACGTGTCGGGCACAACTGTGGACTTAACCGCATCGTCGAACGTGGTGGGCACCACCTACCGTTTGACTGCGGGACCGTCCAATACCTTAACATTCCCTGCGCTGTCGTCGTCCACCTCTGGATCTTGGTGGGCATTTTCCAATGCATTCGGTGCGACACAGACGCTGACCCTTGCAGGTACGACAACTGGATTGAGTTCACCAGTGTCCCTTCTTCCGAACACAACTGTCACAATCTATTCCGATGGAGCGAACTATCGCACAGGATCAGATTCGGTGACGCTTGGAAACCTGGCAATCTCGGGCGGAAACATCTCGAATGCAACGTCTCTTAGCACTATACCTGTCGTATCAACGGCAACGGTGACGACATTTGCCGGAGCAACCGATGGAACTGGCGCAAATTCAAACGCTACGGGAACAAATGCCCGGTTTAACTTTCCAACTGGAAGTTGCGTAGATCCGAGTGGAAACGTCTACATTGCCGACAACAGTAACAATGTTCTTCGAAGGATCACCCCTGATGGAGTTGTGACGACCTTTGCGGGAAGTGGTACGCAACTTGTTACAGACGGCACGGGCACCTCGGCAGCATTCAAGTCTATCTACTCCGTTGCGTACGACACAACAAACGGAACACTGGTCGTCGGCGAGGTGGGTGCAGTTCGTAGAGTGACTCTTGCCGGTGTTGTTACAACAATTGCCGGAGGACCGAACACGGGGAGCACGAACGCGACTGGAACCAACGCGTCCTTCAATCAGGTTTTCGGTATCGTCGTAGATCCGACAACAGGCAATATCTACTGCGCCGAACAGCAGCACGTAATCCGTCAGGTTACGCCTGCAGGTGTGGTGACTCTGCTTGCTGGGTCTTTTGGAAGTTATACCTTTTCGGACGGTGTAGGCACGAATGCGCGTTTCTACAGTCCTTGGCACATTACAACAGACGGCGTCGGAAATTTGTACGTTGCCGACTATTACAATTATCGTGTTCGCAAGATCGTCATCGCAACTGCAACGGTTACAACTGTAGCAGGTAACAATAACAGCAGTGACTTGGCAGGTACAGGCACGAACGCCTCCTTTTCCTGGTGCGTTGGTATGGTCTATGACTCTGTAAGCAGGTTGTTGTACACGAGCACGCTTGGAGGAAAGATTATAAGCGTGTCTCCGACGACAGGTGTCACAACTTTCTTTGTAGGGTCTAGTCGATCCGTCACTACGGATGGAGTTGGAACAGGGGCGTCTCTCGGTCTCGCATCTTCGATCTGCCTCATTCCTGGATCTACCATGTACTTTACAGATCGCGATCGTAACAATGTTCGCAAGGTAACCTTGCAACCCTATTTTGGCGGATTCTCGGTGAGCAACGGTGCGATCAACGGCGTAACCCTTTCGAACGGACAGGTGGGCGGCGTCACACTGAGCAACGGACAAGTGGGCGGTGTGAGGATCTCGGACGGCGCAATCAATAACGTGCCTGCGACGCCGACGCTGTGGAACGTCACGACCTTTATCGGTAACACGACGAGCTCTTCTACAGATGGTACAGGTACGAATGCAACGGTGGGTGGTCAATCTTTCTTACCGATGGCGTATAGTCAAACAGATTCAAACGTCTACTTTCCCGATATAGGTCTTTTGCTGCGTAGATTTAACCCAGCGACAGGCGTGACAACCACCCTTGCAGGGAATTCGTCAGATAGTTCAGTTGTAGATGGAACCGGCACGACAATTCGTTTCAAGGATCTTCAATCCCTCGCGTTTGATTCGTCGAACAATCTGTACATTGGCGACTTCAATCGTATTCGCAGGTATGTCCCGAGTACAAATACAATCACAACTCTTGTTGGCAATGCGTCTCAAGTATCGGCGGACGGCACAGGTACGAACGCCGTCATTAACCGCATCTTCGGCATGGTCTTTGATCCGACAGCAACCAATTTGTATTTCATAGACTTTAACTACGGCAATAATGTTGGAACATTGAAAAGGTATGTTGTGTCTACAGGTGTTGTCACAACGATTACGATGACCGGCACAAAGACGGATCTGGGTCAGTGCTATAATTTGTCGTGGGATACCGCAACGGGTACGATCGTCGGAGTATCTCCGTTTGCCAACAACAACCCCTACCCTGCTATGTTCCGTGTGACGACAAGTGGCGTATGCACCCTACCTGTCAACCTTGGCGCACTGTCTTACACATATCCGATGTATTCTGTCCTTGACGCAGCTGGAAATCTATACTTTGCTGATCCATATGGATCGTCAGTCGGTAGAATTGCGGCGGGTGCATCCACAGCAACTGTTATTGGAGGTACACAAGTAGCATTCGGTAATACCCCGCCAACATCCATAGATGGTCTTGGTGGATCTGCAGTACTTCGCTACCCCGGCGGTATCGCGTTTGACTCAACAAATACCTTATATGTCTACGACGTGAACAGGATCCGTAAACTCTCTGCATTGTCGGGATCCGGCGGCATCCTTCCGTTTAACAATTCGCTGTATACAGAGAATACGAGCACGGCATTGACTGTTCGGGCGCCACTTACATGTGCAGGAACCATCTCTGTCCAGCAGATTCAGGAGACGCTGAACACAATTGCCAGTCCAGGCAGTGGAACGGTGGTTGCCAACTGGTCGACGGGCAATATCTGGTATGTGTCCTCAATGTCCGCAAACTTTACCATTAACTTGACCAACCTGCCCACAACGGCAAACAAGAGTTACTCGGTAGTGTTTACATTAGTCCAAGGCGCAACACCCTACTACATCAGCGCGCTCCAGATTGCTGGAGTCGCACAAACGATTAAGTGGTCAGGTGGATCGGCGCCTACCGCGACAGCAAGTCGCGTAGAGTTAGAAACCTTTACATTAATGTACACTGGATCTGCATGGACAGTGCTCGGTCAACTCACCACCTTTGGTTAAACCATTGGAAAATGCATGATCTGCTGCGGCGGATCCGTGGCAACCTTCGTAAATGTATACGGAATTGAATAGACCTTGCTGCACTCCAAACTAAATCCAGTCCGATCATACGTCGAAAAGGCGTGGATCTTCTCAGCGCGAGACAGAATAAAGTAATCGAGCAACGTATCCTTGGTCTGCTGCAAGGTCTGCCTGTCATTTTGCCCAATGTGGCAAATTGCCGTCTTTTTAAAATGAACATTCGACCGCCCGGCAAACGCATCCTTCACCTGATCGCTGTTGGAAATCAGGACATACTGCTCGTCGGCAAGTTTCGCATCCACTGCAGATACGAGCGCGTCGATGATCGACTGATCAATCGGGACAGGGGGAAAGCACTTTTCATCTGCCATGCGGATATGGAGAACGGTGTATGGACCGATGTCGCCTAGAGTCTCCGTCACATATGCATCCATCTCGGGCGTAGGAATCATACGAGACTTAATCCGATCCCGCTCAGACTGAAGAATCTCTTCAAATACATCGTCGCGACAGACAAATCCATGGACCGTCGGACCGCCCGACCTATTTACAAATCGAATCATCTCGCGAAGCAGGTGCTGGTACCCCAAATCTGCTTCGTCTTGTTTGACCATTAACGTATCGATATGCATATTGGTCAATTCCGAATAAAACTCCGGTTTCTCGAGCGCCTTGTCGCACACCAACCACTTGCTCATTGGATGGTTGCGAAAATCAAGGTCGTACGTAAGATTTGCAGACGTATACTTGTTCAAAAGACGAACCAACTGCATCATGGTGAAGGATCCACGAATGAAATCGCCTAACCCGGATGCTTTAAAATCTACAAACTCAATTTGGTAGACGCCAATGATCTTTTTCAACTTCTTGTTTCTCAATCCGCTCGCAATGGACTGCATGGACTCGGACATTTGTATATGACAATAATAATGTCTTAAAATAAGAAGATGCCGTTCCTTGGATCCGCGCATGGCGCAGTGTCGTATGGGCGGGCGAGACGTGGGGCGTCATGGGTGAACGGTGGCGTTGTCACTACACTTGCGGGCAGCGGCAGTCCCTCCTTTGCCGATGGAACGGGTACAAACGCGAGCTTTCGCTACCCGTCTGACGCTGCCCTCCTTCCGGATGGTAATATTGTTGTTGCCGCCTCGCACGACCATCGCATCCGGATAGTGACGCCGGCCGGTGTAGTGACCACACTTGCGGGCAGCGGCAATCAGACATTCGCCAACGGTACTGGTACAAACGCGAGCTTCAACTACCCGTCCGGAGTTGTCGTGATCCCCTCGACCAACATTATCGTCGTTGCCGACCAAGGTACTCATCGCATCCGTCTCGTAACCTACCCTGGCGGTGTAGTGACCACACTTGCGGGCAGCGGCAGTCAGACATTCGCCGACGGCACGGGCGCAGGAGCGAGTTTTTCCAGCGTGTCGGGAGTTGCCATCCTTCCAGACGGCAATCTTGTCGTGCCCGATCCCGGCAACAACCGTATTCGACTCGTCACGTATCCCGGTGGTGTAGTCACAACGCTCGCGGGCAGCGGCAGTCAGACATTCGCCGACGGTACTGGCACAAACGCGAGCTTCAACTTCCCGATCGGAGTTGCCATTCTTCCGGACGGCAACATTGTTGTGCCCGACTTTGGTAACCACCGCATTCGACTCGTAACCTACCCTGGCGGTGTAGTCACAACGATCGCGGGCAGCAGCGGAGGTTTTGCTAATGGCACGGGGACGAGCGCGAACTTCGGCGACCCGATCAGAGTCGCTGTGACCTCAACCGGCGTGATCGTCGTGTCCGACCGAGGAAACCAGCGCGTTCGACTCGTCACGTATCCCGGAGGGGTGGTGACCACACTTGCGGGCGGGAGCGGGGGTGGAGTCGACGGCACGGGCACTGCAGCAGGTTTCCTCAGTCCGACCGGACTCTTCATCGCCCCGAGCGGGACCATTGTTCTGGTGGACCAGGACGGTTGCCGTATCCGCCTAATCACTTAAGCAGACGGCACCACCGGGACCTGCGTGACCTGGGTCTCGGGCGCAGGGGCGGGCGCGGGCGCAGGGGCGGGTGCAGAGACCACCGGTCCACGGGCAGCAAAGATCGCAATGCACGTATCGCCCGGGAAGGCATAACTGAACACAACTTCGGGGGCAAGTGCTCTCAGTTGCGTCATCAGACCGCCCATTGTCGTGCCCAGCAGGTACTCAATGTACTCGCAGAGGGCACGCGTGACACCGTCCGCACACGTGCCAGGCGCCGTCACCGCATAGGACTGGATCGACACCGTTGTGGAAAACCCACCCTTCGCCCACTGAACTAAAAGAGGGCGAAGAAGGTCGTGGGACGCAACGAGACTCGTCAGCGCCCCAAGTGCCGCCTTGTCCGCCGTCTCCTTGGACACGACAACCTCATGGACTCCAAGCAACTCAGTCAGTGTGATGGTCGGTACGGGCGCAGGGGCAGGGGCAGGGGCAGGCGCAGGGATTTCAGGTTCAGATGTGCTCATTTATAGAGCAATCGGGAAAATTTTCAGGCAAATTTCATGACACCGCCTGTAAAGCGTAGTCGCCGCCCAAGTGCCTGTGACTGCTGGGGACGGATATCGACAATTGCCCCGGCAACTTGGATCGGCAAGTCTCCAATGACAACTACATCGTCTTGAATCGGGATTTCAAAATTGTTGGAGCGAGGTGCAGCATAGTCTCCTTCGATTTTTAGCATATCATTGATCTTTCGAAGTGCAGACATGCCTGTCGCATCTTGATACAACTTCCACTGTCTGCGAATATGTGTATAATATGCCATGCGATAGTCACGGGTTGCCTTGGACTTTACAACATTGCGCAATGTCTCATAACACTCGTCAACCGTCTTGTACATGGGTTTATTGAGACGCCGATTCACTGAATTGTGGACTCGCAATGTAAAGACCATAAAGGTCTGTCGCGAACTCATCATACTCGGAAACTGAGCACGATACGACTCGAGTGCTGTCGTAAAGTGGTCGCGACAAGACGGGCATGTAATCGTATCCTGAAAATGTGTCAACCAGGACGTCATTAGTTTTCGCTCAGAGTCTGAGGGGGTGTCCGGATAAAGAGATGCCATCGAATGCAATGTCATCCATCCAAGTGGACCCCATAGAGACGTCATTACCCCTTTAATGGGGAATCATTCCTGCCGCCATTCCGCTCCCGAGAATGATTTTTGCCAGATGCTTGTTCTTTGATCTCAGAGTCATGCCGGATTTTGCAAGTGTACGGCGTATTTCGGGTTCACTCATACGATCAATTGTATTCTTTATATTTGTCTCATCTGCCTCTTGTCCCTTGGCAGTTAAGATTCGAATCACCCCCGGAGCAGAGGGAGGTGGTTGCGAGGGATTCGAGACTGGACGAATCTTCCGTGTTTTCCGAAGACTGCTTGCAGGATATGTCTTGTGTTTCTTAAACCCTCCTTGCGGTGCTTTCCGGGTGACAGACCGTACAGGAACAGGAGGAGGTCCTGCTCCGACTTTCACAATCCGGGTGCTCATTGTAAAAACGAAGAGCATTTATTTAGAGGGAATCCAGTGCAATTCAGCATGGAGTGGGACGCTGCAACTGCTTACTTTTCGAAGGACGGTGTCGCTCGCCTCGTGGACCATCAGATCGAGTCGTTTGAAGACTTTATCCGCACCAAGATCCCGCTGATCGTGCAGTCGACGCCCCCCATCACCGTTTGGCACGAGCAGGATGAAACGACCAAGAAGTACAAGTACGAGTTCAAGTTGTCGTTTGAGAATGTGACCTACATGAAACCCCGACTGCAGGAGGCAACTGGTCGTGTCAAACCCATGTTGCCAGTGGAGGCACGTACGCGCAACTTTACGTATGCGGCACAGATGTACATGGATGTGCGCTTTGTGGCAAGGACGTACAAGGGTCCTCTCTTTGATACCTATACGGAGGAGTCCCATGTCTTTGATGGAATTTCCATCGGCAAGGTGCCTGTCATGCTGGGGTCGTCGCTCTGTTTGCTGAAGGACTACCCTGCGAGCATCGAGGAATTGGGCGAGTGTGCACGCGATCCATTCGGGTACTTTGTGGTTCATGGATCGGAGCGCACCATCTTGTGTCAGGAGAAGATTGCCGACAACCGAATCATGATCTTCCAGAACAAGCGGTCGGCATCCAAGCATCTCTTCTCGGTCGAGTTCAAGTCTCTGCACGAATCCTTTACAACTCCGCCCAAGAAACTGGAGATTCGTCTGAGTTCCAAGTTCAATGGATTTGGATTCCCCATGACGGCGTGCGTGCCCCGGTTCCGCGAAGACATTCCGATCATGGTCTATTTCAAGGCACTGGGTATTGTGTCAGATCTCGAGATTGCCTCTCTCATCTGGGGGTCTCACACAGATCCGTATGTCGAGTTGCTCGGTGCCTCCTTCCGTGATACGGCAGAACTTGGAGTCTTTAGTCAGCAGGATGCAGTGTCGTATCTCACAAACCATCTGCAGTATGGAACGACTCAGGAGGACAAGTGCGCATATGTTCGTCACCTCTTGACGACAGAGTTGCTGCCTCACGTCAAGTTCAGTGGAGAGACATCGACCCCTGAGGTTCTGAATGCACGCAGGGTCCTGGTCATTGCTACCATGATTCGCCGGTTGCTCTTGACCTACCTCAAAAAGATCCCGCTCGATGACCGCGATGCCTACCCGAACAAGCGCGTCGTCATGCCCGGTGCGCTTCTGACCCATCTGTTTCGTCAACTCTTTCAAAAGGTCTGCAATGATACGCGCAACGAGTTCGTGCAGGAGGTGAATCACGATTCGTGGAAAAAGGGTACGCCGCGCCCCATGGAGATCTTGAATTCGAGTAATCTGTACAAGATCTTGAAAATGTCGACCATCGAGAGCAAGTTGAAGCAGGCATTGTCCACTGGTAACTTTACAGTTCTCGGACTTGGTATGTCCTCGTCGTCGTCCCTGTCAAATGCCACCAAGGTAGGTGTATCGCAAGTTCTTGCTCGCATGTCGTATGCGGCAACCCTGTCGCATCTGCGCCGTATCCAGACACCGGTTGAAAAGTCCGGCAAGTTGCTTGCCCCGCGTAAGTTGCACGGAACGTCGTGGGGATTCATGTGTCCGGTTGAGACTCCGGAGGGTCATTCCGTTGGTATCGTCAAGACCATGTCGCTTCTCACGTCCATTTCTCAGCACATTCCTTCGCATACAATTCTGAACTTTCTGCAGGACCATCCGCTTGAGTGGGTGTCGACATCAAGGGGATATGAGGGAACGCCTGTCATTGTGAATGGCGTGATTGTGGCGTATACCCTCGATCCCAATACGCTGGTGTGTGCCCTGCGAACGGCAAAGTATTCCATGCGCATCCATCCGCATACGTCCATTGCCTGGTTCACCTTGGCAAATACCATTTCAATTGAGACAGATGGCGGTCGTGTGGTTCGTCCCGTGTTTCGTGTGGGACAGAGTCCGCCTACAAAGAATGTGAAGGACTGGACGGAGTGGGTGCGTACGTGCGTCGAGTACATTGATGCATCTGAGACAGAGACCCTGCGCATTGCCGTGACCCGTGAGAGCGTGACGACCCATACGCACTACGAGATTCATCCATCGCTTCTGCTCGGACACATGGCAGGGACGATTCCGCTTTCGGACCACAATCAGTCGCCTCGAAACACCTATCAGTCCGCAATGGGCAAGCAGTCGATGTGCACCTATGCCACAAACTTTGCCAAGCGTCTCGACAAGAATGCATACATTCTGTGCTCCTTGACCCGCCCCATTGTGGAGACACGAAGCATGAACCTTCTGAAGATGCACACCATGCCCTTTGGAATGAACTCCATTGTTGCCATTGCCTGTTATGGAGGGTACAACCAGGAGGATTCGATCATCATGAACAGCAGTGCAGTCAATCGCGGTCTGTTTCGTGGTCTCTACTACACCATGTACAAGGATGAGGAGCACCGCAACGTGACCTCAGGTCGCGAGGAAAAGTTCATGAAACCCAACAAGCACAATACTCGCAAGTTCAAGAATACGAGTTACGATGCAATCGGTGAGAATGGTATTCCGATCCTGAACTCAATCTTGCAGGAGAATGATGTGGTGATCGGCAAGGTTGCCAATCTGCGCAACGATGCGGCGGGGTATGCGTATCGCGATGTGTCGACTACGCACAAGAATGCTGAGACGTGCCGTATCGACGGCGTGTGGAAGGACAAGAATTCAGATGGATATCCGTTCATCAAGGTCCGCGTAGTGTCCGAACGTGTCCCGCAGATCGGGGATAAGTTCTGCCTCACAGACGACCACGAGGTCATGACCCAGAACCGCGGATGGGTGTCGATTGCCGATGTAGAGATGGAGGACAAGGTCGCGCAACTGAATCGCGACACGGGCAAGATGGAGTACGTGAACCCGCTCGAGTGCATGTCCTTCGACCACGAGGGAAACATGTACGAGGTGGAGACGCAGGGTGTGTCGCTGTGCACCACGCTGAACCACCGGATGTGGGTGCAGAAGCGCGATCGCAAGGAGTACGAACTTGTGACGGCACGCAACATGATGGGCAAGCGTGTCCGGTTCCAGTCTGCGGCGCCAGTGTCGACGCCAGACCTCGACTTTACAATTGGATCGTTTCACTTTAGCGGATCCGCTGCACATGATTGGTTGACGCTTGTCGGCATCTGGTTTGCAGAGGGGTGGGTGTACATTCACGAGGAGCAAAGTATTCGTCGTCTCGAGTTCGCTGCAAACAAACCGCGCGTCGAGTGCCAACTTCGCGACATTTGCGAGCGCCTGGATCTCGCATACAGTTTCGGCGAGACGTCGCGAAAGTTCTACATTAATGAACGTGATCTCGCCTACTTTATGGTTCCGTGGAGTGTCGGTGCTACACACAAGTCTCTGCCGTCCTGGACATGGTCCTTGTCCGCAGAGCAGTCCAAGACTCTTCTGCTCGGACTCTGTTCGGGCGATGGTCACGAGTCGGACACATGCCTCTCCTACTCGACCTCGTCAATCGCACTGCGCGACGATATCCAGCGGGTGATCCAGCAGGCGGGATGGACATCGCAGTCTTCCCTGCAGTACCCGGCAGGTCACGAGGTTATCTTTGGAGATCGTACAATCAAGAGCACTGCAGATTCGTGGAGGATCGGGATCCGGCGGACGCGCACTCGCCCCACACTCAATCACGGACATGTCAGTTCCCAAGATGGACAGACGGAGCGTGTCTTTGCATTTTCTGGAAAGGTGTATTGCATCCGCGTTCCCTCCGAGGTCTTTCTCGTGCGTCGCAAGGGCGGATGTGTCTTCACCGGCAACTCGTCTCGTCACGGTCAGAAAGGCACGGTAGGCATGTTGTTGAACGAAGAAGACATGCCGTTCACTGCAGGCGGTCTGCGTCCGGACCTCATCATGAATCCTCACGCGGTTCCATCTCGCATGACCATTGCACAGTTGATGGAGACGATCTTCGGCAAGATCTGTAGTCGCACGGGAACATTGGGCGACGGCACGCCCTACAACCATCTCAAGGTGGATGCGCTGCGCAAGCACATGACGACACTTGGCATGCATCCGTACGGCAATGAGATTCTGTACAATGGACAGACGGGCGAGATGATTGAAGCAGAAATCTTTATGGGTCCCACCTTCTATCAGCGACTCAAGCATATGGTCATTGATAAGCGGCATTCGAGGAGTCGCGGACCCATCGTATCTCTCACGCGTCAACCGTGTGAGGGACGCTCGAGGGATGGTGGTCTGCGTGTAGGCGAGATGGAGAGGGACTGCATGTTGTCGCACGGCATTTCCATGTTTACAAAGGAGCGTCTGATGGACGTGTCGGATCCTTTCTTGACGGGTTTCTGCAGGGAGTGCGGTACCCTTGCAATCGTGAATCCAGTTGAAAAGATCTATTCGTGCGGATCCTGCGGGAACCGAACTGATTTCCTACAAAAGACGATACCATACGCCATGAAATTATGGGTCCAGGAACTTGCCGCAATGCATATCACTGCTCGTGCGATTCTCGAGTGATACCTACTCCAAAGGAAGGTGCTCGTCGTACTCGACGCGCCGGAAATACGAGACACAGACACATAAAAAGATACTTGCGACGATAGAGGCAATGGCAATGGCAAGTGCAGAATCTTCATCCATTTGCGTTTTTTTCACGCGTACTGTGTAAATATGGAACCCATCGAAAAGACTCTGGCCGGAGGCGCGCGCAAATACACTGCAAAGGCGCTGAAGCGTGTCTTGAAGTCTCACGGACTCAAGACCAGCGGACGCAAGGCGACACTGCGCGCTCGTGCCAAGAAAGCGCACCTGCTCTCTAAAGTCTAAACAGAAGATTGAAAGAAATGTCAAATGTCACTCACACTTATTATGGGACCCATGTTTGCCGGCAAGACATCGCACATCTTGTCCATTGTACGGCGCTACGCATCCATTGGAAAGCAAGTTCTTGTTGTAAACCATGCACTGGATACGCGGTACCTGAATGCAAATGAGATCGTAACTCATTCAGGTGAACGGATTCCATGTCTGACGACCAATACGCTAAATACACTCACAGACGAGTTCTTGAATCCATTTGATGTTATTGTGGTCGACGAGGCGCAGTTCTTTACTGGACTTGTTACACTTGTCGAGTTTGTTGTGGACACTCTTGGAAAGAAACTCGTTCTCGTTGGACTCAATGGCGATTCGAATCGAGCATTGTTTGGAGACTTGTCACTCTGCATCCCTCTTGCAGATTCCATCACTCTCTTGTCCGCATTGTGTGTGGATTGCAACGACGGCACGTATGCACCCTTTACACGCCGTAAATGTGACTCGGACCAGCAGATTGTCGTGGGAGGACCTGCAGTGTACGAACCGGTCTGTCGCAAGTGTTATCATCGACAGAATCAGTAGCGTCTGCGACTACGACTGCGTCTACGACTACGCGTGCGTCTACGCCGACCACCCGCCGCCGCTGCTGCCGAAGGTTCAACCTGTACAAAACTACGGTCGGGATACGTGTTGGCATCTATCTGCATCATTAACTCTCCATTCCCACGAGGTACCCCCATTATGGTTACAGACCGTCTGTCAGGAGTAATACTAACGACCTTGAACACCTGATCTACCTTTGGAACCGTAGCTCTCGCATCCGTCGGGTTGTTCAAGACTCTATACAACTTACTCGACCGGAGTTCATTGAAAGGAGTCTGCGCGTGCACGTCGTCCATTTACATCTTTACAGATGAAAATCTGCGGGGTTGAGTGCACATTGTTCGATAATGTTCGGTTTGTTTGTACTCCCGGCAATTGTCTGTTCATCCGGCGACTCAATTGCAATCGGAAAGATAAGTGTGTCTCGTCTGCATCCGTTTGCCGGATCAAACAAGACCCAGTCCGTCACAAAGTGATTCGTATACGGAAGCGACAAGTCATCCTCCCGAAACATGTTCACGAGAAATGCCGCATATGCGCGCGTCACCATATAACACTGTGCGCCCCACGGATTCGAGACACCGACAGTCTTGATAATCAATTCGGTACCCACCCATGTCCGTTCACCCAAGGGGATATTCACATATCCAAGTGAAAGGACATCTGTCTCACTGCGCATCATATGCGGGACCATTGCATCCACGATCCGGACAAAATCACGATGGAAGCGCACATCGTCTTCAATGATGATTCCAAGCGGATCCCCGTCGGCAACAAATTGTTCGAGCGCACGCAAGTGTCCGATGGTTGCCGCACATCCGGTGGGATAACTCGTTCCCCTTTCAAAACATGCCTTGCCCCGACGCACCACCTCCTCCGAATCGGCAAGTGGACTTGCAACAAGGACCATGTCGAGGTGTAACGGAGCAGCGGCAGCATATAACCGGTCGGCGCGACCCTTGTCGCAGTTGACGGCATAGATGCGCATTTGATTAAGTGGTGGATACACGTGAAAATGGTGTAATAACCTCCCATTCAGAGTCATTCAGAGAATGCCATCCATCGTGAAACATATACAATGCAGACAAAAGACCCGATGGAAGGGTAATCTTTCCGCGACGAATATCGCGAATGTAGTCGCATACGATTTTATGCCGTTTCTCAATTGATTCCTGTTTCTTCGTATCGACACTGGGAGCATATGGGTCTGGGTTCCAACGAATAAAGTAGACGGGAACACCGCCGTACCCCTGTGAGATATTCACCATCCGTGTCTGTTCACATGAACATTGTCTATCTTTATGTTGGTGCTCGTCGCACTCTAATACGATGATCTTATCGTCAAAATCGAACACACGATCGGGGCGCTCGCGTCCACAGTCACCGCTATTGATAATCTCATCTGTCGAATCGCCGGTCAATCCATAATAGTCTAGATATGCCATTAATGCATTCTGCTTTGCAAGACGATTCGTTTCGAATGTATGTGGATTACAGAACTCACATTTATCCGTCTTATCCAGAACCATAACCAATTTGCAAGATATACACTCTCGTTCAATCAGGTTCTGATCTTCGTCTGTTTTATGTGTTTCACATCGTCGCGGGATGTAGTTTACTCCATAGAATGCTGGTTTACGGCAGACTAAACAGCGTGCACGTGGAAGGGTGATCATACCCGGTTTACGATGCTTTGAGCAGTGTGACCGTTGACTTCCAGGTTTCCCATGTTGGGCAATCTTTGTACACTCTTCGCATCGTTTATTGATCACGTCGATCATATCGGGTTCTTTGTGAGTAGTGCAAAATCGCCCTTTTCCACCAGGAACATCATAGTTCTGAGATGTTGACTTACATCCTTCGTGTCTACAACCACGCCTCATTACACTAACCATTCCCTCTTCGGCGTGCGTTCGACAGAAGCGTGCCTTCTCACCCTTGAATGCGAAACTCGCAGAAATATCGCACCCTTCGTATTCGCAGTACTTCGCAACGACGTTGATCATACCATCCTCTTTATGCTGTCCACATGAAGTTCGAGGATAACCTTTGAATCCAAAAGATGGCACCTTCTTACATCCAATGTGTTGACATGTCTTTTTTCTTAGATTCACCATTCCATCGAGTTTGTGAGTGGTACAAAATCTAGACTTGGTCTCGTGTGGGTAGTTATAACTCGCATGGATGTGGCAATCCTCGTACTCACAAGCTATCCGACTACACATTCCATCGAGTTTATGTTTCGCACAGAACCGACTTGGTTTGCCCTTCAGTCCATACATTGCCTTGGTTAGGCATCCTGTGTGCTCACATGTTGCAGTCCGAACATTGATCATTCCTTCGAGTTTGTGCTCCTCGCAAAATCGACCTTTACCTCCAGATACATCAAAGTTGCGAGACTTGGATTCGCACTCTTTGTGTTCACACTCCACACTTCGCACATTGACCATCAGTGAAGACGCATGTGCTTTACAGAACCGTCCCTTTCCTCCAGGAAAGTCGAAAACATTCGAAGTGGATGTACATCCTTTTCGGGCACATAACGTATTCACACGATTCACCATTTCAGGTGTCTTGTGCTTCTTGCAGAATGCCCCTTTCATCCCAGGGAGATTAAACGAATGCGACGTAGATGTACACCCTGCGAATGCACATAACTTTCCAGTTCGATTGACCATCTCGCTCGTTTTATGGTCTCGACAGAACCTTGCAGGTTTTTCTGGAAGTCCATAGTGAGCAACCCGAGAACAGGTTTGACACTTCACCATTGTCAACTTACTCTTCTTACCTGTAATTATTTTCTTGCATTTTCCGCGCGTGGACGTTTCTATTTTTCTCGCTGCTGTAAAAGTATACAAACGATATGGGTGGTGGTCTCTTACAGCTTGTCTCGTATGGCGCGCAGGATATCTACATCTCGGGCAACCCGCAAATCACTTTCTGGAAGGTGCTGTTCAAGCGCCACACAAACTTTGCCATGGAGTCCATTGAGGTCACCTTCAACGGACAGGCGGACTTTAACAAGCGTGTGACTGCAATCATCAACCGCAATGCCGACTTGATGTACCGCACGTATGTGCAGGTGGTTCTCCCGACGGTCGACCTCAGCACGGGCAACAACACGACCATCCAGCGCTTCCGTTGGTTGAACTACATCGGTCACCGTCTGATCAAGGTGGTGGAGCTCGAGGTTGGCGGTCAGCGCATCGACCGCCAGTACGGCGACTGGATGCAGATCTGGACGCAGCTCTCGCAGGACACGGGCACGGTCAAGGGTCTGGATGACATGATCGGCAACACGCACGACCTGGTGCTCATGAAGGACCGCAGGGGTTATGCGCTGGACACCTCGTGCGCCGGCGCCGAGCTGACGAACACGTGCGCGCCCCGTGCCGGCACGCCCGCCAAGACGCTGTACATCCCGCTGCAGTTCTGGTTCTGCCGCAACCCGGGTCTGGCGATCCCGCTCATCGCGCTCCAGTACCACGAGGTGCGCATCAATGTGGAGTTCGAGCAGTGGGTCAACTGCGTGTACTACGAGGGCACGGCGACGACGGCGGTGCAGTCGCTCACTGCCGCGTCGCTGTACATTGACTATGTCTACCTGGACACGGAGGAGCGCCGCCGCTTTGCCCAGCAGTCGCACGAGTACCTCATCGAGCAGCTGCAGTTCACGGGTGCCGAGTCGATCACGAGCTCGAGCAACAAGATCCAGCTCAACTTCAACCACCCGGTGAAGGAGCTCGTGTGGGTGTGCCAGCGCGACTCGTTCGTCGACTGCTCGAACCCGGGCAACCAGACAACCTTCATCAAGGAGGTCAACGGATGCCAACCGTTCAACTACTCCGACGACTTCTCGACGGAGGGTGTGATCATGGACGTGCTCGCGCGCGGTTCGCTGGGCGGTGGTGTCTCGGGTACAATGGTCCCGACGACGGCGGATGGTCCCTCGGGTCCCTACCTCCCGGGTCTGGGTGTCGCCAACGGTCCCTCGCTCGCGGGTTCGTCCTGGTTGGACGGCACTGGCGACGTCAACGACCAGGCGGCGCTGTTCGAGGACACGACGAACTACCTCCTCGCGAAGGTGGTGCTCGAGTCCGGTGTGCGCTGCACGGGCAAGAACCCGGTGGAGGTTGGCAAGTTGCAGCTCAACGGACAGGACCGCTTCACGGAGCGTGAGGGTCGCTACTTCAGCGTGGTGCAACCGTACCAGCACCACACGCGCACGCCGGCGCCGGGCATCAACGTGTACTCGTTTGCCCTGAAGCCGGAGGAGCACCAACCGAGCGGTTCGTGCAACTTCTCGCGTATCGACAAGGCGACGCTGCAGCTCACGGTGTCCGTCAACACGGTGCGCGGTGGACGCACGGCGCAGGTTCGTGTGTACGCCGTCAACTACAACGTGCTGCGCGTGATGTCCGGCATGGGCGGTCTTGCGTACAGCAACTAGAGACCTCCACATCTTCAAACTTCAACACAAAACCATAAATGGTGGTAGAGACCTACCTGCATTTGTGGTTTGGACTATGCAAGTGTACTATTCTTGAGAAGGATGTCGCCATCATGACCGTTACCGTAATCGTGGACGACAATCCAGTCCTTGCCAAACAGATCAAGGAGTTGCGTGCGATTCAGTTGTCCCTCGTACAGACCCGTCGCATACTCGGTGTAGACGAACCGAGTGCGCTTCAGTGTCTCGGTTGCGCCTCCAAAGACAAGATCCTCTGCACCCTGCACATCTGCCCAGATAAAATCGATTGTTGTATTTTTGAGTGGGGCAAAGTCGTCGAGACGAACACATTGGACAACTGCAGTCTCTTCAAACTTAACGGCGGTATGCGCTGTAAGATGACCGGTGGGCGCCTTGAGAGAGGACGACGAGGAGTACGGATTGTCGCGGTGCATCTGATCGGGGTGTCCAGATACGTGCCCAGACGAAAGATGGAACGTCTGCTGTCCATTGGAATTCGAAAGCGCAAAAGGATACAACTCGAACAGAGTATCGCGCCCCAGACTGCGAATCAGTGCAAGGTTGCGCGGGTCCGGTTCAAAGGCGACAATGCGGGCATTCGGATGCGACGCACGGAAGATAACTGTATCCTCTGCAAAGTGCGCACCAATCTCCACGAGAGTCTTGACATCTAGAGTCCGGATAAACTCGTGGATGTCCATTTATATATTCTGTTCACTGATTGCGTGTAGATATGACGCACGTCAAAACGAACACCAGATCATGCCCCACTCCAACATTGGCGTTGTCGTGACAAGATATGCCTTCAACGAATCTGCAGTGTGTTCGAATTGAGTTGGGCGATACGTATATACATCCTGTTGTTGCACGTGGAACTGTGTGTACCCGAGAGACACAAGATAGTCAATACACTCGAACGTCTCCGGGTTCCACTCAGATGCCCATTCAAAACACAGTAACTTCGCCTTACGCGTAAGAGATCGAATGACACTATTTTCAGCACCCTCTACGTCCACTTTAATCAGATCTGGGGCACCATACGTTGCAACGAGTGCGTCTAGTGTGATTGTGTTAACGGTTATCTCGGTATTCGAGGCGTGCATATTGTAAGGAGACTGTGTACCAAACCTAGAACGAGGATCTTCCAACCACCTCTTATCGAGTGTAGACAGAACGTCTATTCCGGATACGTAGAATGGAACGGTCTTCGACGCAGCGTTCGTAACTGCGTAATTCAGTGCATTCACGTTCTTCCCCATGACGTTCTGTAGAAGTTTCGAGTATGTTGTCGGAGATGCCTCAACTGCCACAACGCGATTACCAGGTAGGTTCGCAAGTGTCCACGACCCCACATTTGCACCAATATCGAACAACAGCATTTGGTTGGTTACGAGCATGTAGTGTAAATTACACGTTTCGTCCGTAATCGTTCGAAAGTAATGTCAAATGTATTACAATCAATATGTTCGAGGGTATGCGCGTTGTTGTGGTCACACCCGCTGGTCGTAGGCGCTACCTCGAAGTCCTATTTAGATACATTGAGGCACTTCGCCCAGTCGTTGACGAGTACCGTCTTTGGTTAAACACGACAAATACGGAGGATATTGCATATATGGTTAACTATCAGAGTGCGAATAGTGACTACGTTACACTCGAGCATCTACCACCTGGTGTAACTCATGATGGATCTTTGACGATCCACCATTTCTTCCGCAATTGTGTCGACGAAAACACTCTATATGTCCGGTTTGACGACGACATCATATACGTAGACACTCTTGAAAAGTTCAAGGGGTTTCTCTCGTTCCGAAAGAATAATCCTCAATACTTCTTGGTGTACGGAAACATCATAAACAATGCAATGTGTACGCATCTTCATCAGCGAACGTGTGCACTTGGAATCGAAAACGGTATCGTTGGATATGAGTGTATGGATCCCATCGGGTGGAACGACGGAAGATTTGCAAAGGAATTGCATACGTCTGTCATCAAACAACTAGACGACTTGTCGCCCTTCCGTATTGATAACTGGTTGCTATATGCGTATGAACGAGTAAGTATCAATGTTATCTCGTGGCGAGGAGATCATTTCAAGAAGTCCAACATCGCGGTCGACCGAGACGAAGAGAACTTCTTAGCGTCTATATATCCGAAAAGATCTACCATGAAGAACATCATCTATGGAGACTTCTTATCGATTCACTACGCGTTTTATACTCAACGAGAAGTAGTTGACGCAGACGGGTCCATCCTTGCAGCATATGTTGCAAAGAGTCTACAACTGGAGAAGACCAATTCCCATTAGACGCAGTCCATGCGAATGATACGTAAATTCGAAGATATCCGAGTACTTTCCAGAATTCTTGATAGTCGACCATGTCTGCACAACCCCCGTACAGAAGACGTCGTTGATGTCATGAAATGTCAACCATCTAGAGATGTCCTTCGCCCGATTGTAATCATCCCAGACGTAGTCGAACTCGTGATTTCCATCAATAAATACAATATCGTAATTGCTTCGCTTCATGACGTCAGTAAACTTCGCACTAGGGGACATGAGTGTGTATTCAATCGGAAGACGCAGTTCGTTCCACTTTTCAATAAGTCGAGTGTCCATCAAACTTGACACATCTATAGTCTGAACAGATAGAAGACCAAACCGAAGTAGGTAAATCGCAATAACCGTTATTGTTGCCCCACTGCACGTGCCAACATCTAAAAAATGATGTATGTCGCAGTCTTTCACTCTGATCAAATACTGTGCCAATTGGCGAGGAACTTGCCACAGACCTACTCTTTCTAGTTTATTCATATACACTGCATCGTCTCCGTATATGTTTAGGTTGGGCATGTCTGGATGTGTTCTTGACTCGAACCAGAGTCCAACAGTTCCTACTTGGGTAGTTACCCAATCTTCATTGGCAAGTTGATCAATGCTTGCATCACCAATTACGGTCGCGAAGTCATTTATCTTTGCGAGGAATTCTTCGTAAGAAGTGCACATAACTTACTCATACTCATCTATTATAAATGAACAAAATTGTACTCGTCAACTCATACATTGCAAATACAAAGGCAGTCGAGGCGCTTCTTAAGAGCATGCGGGAAGCTCGCGGGTTTAGTTCATTTACGATCATTGTCGTTGTAGGCGGACACTCGTCCTATTCACATGAAACCGTAGATGGTATTCTCTATGTGAATGCACCCCACAACTCGTTTGACAATACAGCGTTTATTGCGATGCTCGAATACCCACTCTTGTCACAGTATGAATCCTTCTTCTACATACACGATACTGCAGTCGTCGGTCCGTCCTTTTTTGAGAAAATACAAGACTTGGAGGTTCGGTCCTCCATCCGCATTAATCCGCCGCCTCGTCCGTCTATGAACATTGGTGCATACACGCGTACACTGGTAGACTCTTGCAGAGACTTCCTCATATCCATGAAGGGAGTTGATCCAACTCAAACGCTACATCTTAAGCAGCGATGCATAGACACTGAAGATTACATCTTCAAGCAAGACGGACAGTGTGTGGCACTCGAATGCAAGGTCGATATCTATTCCCCAAAGGATCATTATGGTACAGGCACGTTGCGTAGAGTCGAGTACTTCTCATCTATTGACATGTTTAAAATCAAATCGAATTGGAACGAGGGAGCGCTAGTTCTACATTTGTGAGTGCCTTGCAAGTATACCAGTCTCTTCCTTTACCTTTTCGGGTCCAGTTAACTGATGTGTCAATTGATCTGGATGGTGTCGGTCAATGTATGTAAATGTCTTGACGAAGAAGGACGGTGGACCTGCTTCTTTTGCCAGGCGGTAGTACCAATCTAGATCAAGCAACCAAATGAAGTCTGGATCTAATTTGATATGCTTTAGCGTATCGCGAAATACGATTGCAGTGGGACCACCGATCGTATTTCCGCGAAGGATAGCATCTGACCCCAACCAATAGGGTGTATGGACTCCTGTCGGATCGATTTGACACGCGGTAGCAACCCATTGCGCACCTGTTGTTTCCAAATGTTCAATCACGTCCTTGACTGCGTCTGGGTGCGCCAGGCGATTGTCCATTGCCATGTACTGGATATACGTTCCAGTCGCATGGGTCAATCCATTGTTCCAGTTATGGCACGGGTTTCCATAGTTCTCGGTGTACCGAGTATACAGAACATCGACACCCTTCGAGTCAAGTCCCTTTATCAGGTCTTCAATGTCGTCGGTCTTGCTGTGATCCGAGATGACACATTGAATCGGACGGTACGTCTGCGAATACACGGACTCCAAACACTCTTTTGTGAACTGGACCCCTTTCCCGCGGCACTCGTACGTTGTAATTATCACGGAGTACATTAACTATAGACATGGATCTCTTTGTGATCCACCTGCCGCACCGCAACGACAGATATATACATCTTCAGAAACTACACAAAGTCTACTGGTCCTTCACATTTCATATCGTCAAGGGCATTCAGCGTTCGAATGGCGCAGACGGATGTCGTCTGTCCCATCAGTCGATTGTTGCCCGCGCAAAGAAAGAAGGGCGTCCTTACGTCATTGTGCTCGAAGACGACTGTGACTTTCTGGTCTCCAATGCAGTCTTATACGATCGCCTGAAGACATGTGTCGAGTACCTACAGACCCAACCGGACATCCAGTGCATTACTGGATGCGGGAACATTGCAGTTCTGATCAATGGAGAGACACCACCGGTTACAGTCGTGCAGTCTTTTCGCGACTTCAAATTGGTCAATGTACCCGGTGTCAGCACCTCCCATTGTGTTATCTATTCTGCATCTGCCTACGATGCCGTTCTTGCATGGGAAGAGGGTACAGTTGTCGATATGGCATTGAATACCTTGAATCTGGGCGTGACACACCCTTTTCTGGCAAAGCAAATATCCTCCTATTCGGATATCGAGCAAAAGGATGTGAACTACGACAATATCGGTCGATCTCAGGCGTATTTGCGGACAGTGGTGCCAAAGGAATGAACACGACTCAACCCTGATTTCAAAATAAGGTCGACAACCTTGTCAATTTCTTCCTTGTGATCTTGGTACGGACGAATCGAATGAGAATCTGCAAACGAGTCAAATGCAAAGTGGTCGTCTGTATACGTCCAATCCGATCGGTCAAGACGCCCATGGTCTCGCCTTATAAAAATAAAGATCGACCTGTCTGGATATTCACGGAGTCTCTGTGTTGCATATGCCTCATCTAACCCCCATTTCTGTAATTTCATAAGATCGGATCCAATCACAGTATGTTCGTACGAAGCGGCGTCTGATTTGTAGACGTCAAACATCGACTCTGTCCAGGTGTCTGCAAGACGCAGCACCTTGACAAATGTGGATCCAAGTGCCACGTGGTAACAACTCGGGAAGTTCGAGACATCCGGATTCAGGTGCACATATCGATAGTCCGGTATCTGCGCAATCGAATGCACAAAGTACTTGCGAGAAATAGGGAACATGTCAATATCGGAGAGGATCGACACCTTGTTAGGGTACTGCGATGGAATCCAGTAGCGGACCCAGAGACATTGGAGATACACAGGAATGCCAGGGATCGGTTTGTACTTGAGCACAATGCCATATGTCGTATCAATTGGGATGTCGTGATTCTCATCAATGTACACGAGCAGTGGCGTAACGTCAAACTTGAGTTTCCAAACCTTGGACACCAGAGGCCAGAAGTCTAAATAGAATGGATTCGAATCGGAACTGTGGATAGCAAGGTCGATCTTCATATTGATAAATATCAATAAAGGAGTAAGCAAATGGTGAACGTATTTTCATTCTGTTTGTATGGACCTCCAAATCCCAAGTACTATCCCGACGGACTGAACGAGAATATCAAATTGATTTTGAAGCACTTTCCGACATGGAAAATCTTTGTATATCTGGGTACCGATGTGGACCCGGGGTATGTCGACCATCTGCGCACTGCACCGAATGTGATTTTGCGATTCACCGGCAAGACGGGCGAACCGAATATGATTGATCGATTCTTTGCAATTGATGAACCGGGTGTGGACCTGATGATGGTCCGGGATGCAGACAGTCGTATCCACTGGAAAGATCGATGGGCAATCCGACAGTTTCTCAAGAGTATCTTTATTGCCCACACGATTCGTGACAATCCAGCACACAATGCGCCCTTGATGGGTGGGTTATGGGGACTGCGCAAAGAATCGGGGATCAATGTGACGGAGGAATACGAAGACTTTGGCAAGGACAGAGTGACGTTTGGATGGCAACATGACCAGGGATTCTTGCTCAACCGTATTTACCCGAAGGTCTTTCCTTCACTCCTCGTTCATTGTAACATCAAGATGGGATTGTCAGGTGAACACGTCTACGAATTCCCCTTCAAGTGGACAAATTTCATCTATTGCGGTCGTGTTGAGGACCCGGGGTTCATCGATGGCACCGAACCTTCAGGCAGTCTTGGATTTTTACCTCGATCACTTAACAAATGATCCCTGCAACTGGAACCCGCCGTCGCGTTTGGAATGGAACTGCACAGCACACTCCAGGTGGTCTGACGCGGAAGGATCTCAAGATGAACAAGTGGGGTCGTATCGTGTCCCGCCGCAAGTCTGCGAATGCACGCAAACCCGGTGCATTTACTCGCCGCCATAAGTAATGAAGTTGCTTGAGTATTCACTTCTCGGCAATGCGTTCAAGGGCGGACCCTTTCCACCTCGAACCAAAATTGTCGAGCGTGGAGCTGCAGACTTTGGATCTACCCACGCCGATCGCCGATCTGCACCTGCAGATGTCCCGTCGACTTCACCGGTGATTGCGGAGGGACGGCAGGTCAAGATTGAATCCTTTACGAACTCAAAACCGCAGATAGGTACGAACTTTATCAACATGTTCGGGTAGACGGCACACGATATGTCCGAGACCCGGGAATGCGATTGCACACATACGATACTTTTCAATCTGGTCGATGGACACAACATACCGATCTCCCCAATGAATGATTGATTCGCTCAATCCAATGTGGAGACCGTGACACAGTGCGTAATTGTACGCATAGGTTGCAAAGACAATTTCTTCGGTTGCATAGTCTGGGATATTCGTATCCGGATTGGATTCGAGTGTAAACAAATCATCACGCAATTGATCGGCAACTGCAGATGGAAACATGAGTCCGCTCAAAGGAGATCCGAGAATCCATCTGAATCCGCGTGCATGAAAGAGTGTATGCAGTTCCGTGTCCTTATCAAAATTCAAGTACTGCCATGCGGGACACCCCTGTGTGGCAAGGTACTCAGAACACTTGCCAAGTTCAGATGCAGGGATGGGTTCATTATGTCTCAATCGGACGTCTTTCAAGAGAATTTCATGAGAAAACAGACCGACGCGGGGATAGGTTGGAACCGTGTACTCCCTGAAAAAAGAGGACCCGGATGTCATGATAAGTACATTGGTATACGTGACTTGCGATGCAAATTCGAGGCATCGTGCAACTGCATGTGTCAGACTTATGGTGTATGCCCGTGTGACAATTGTATCTCGCACAATCCATGCAAAGTCGGGCAGTGTTGTCTCGTCGAGAACCTCATGCGTATTGCAGTGCGCAACCCATAAGAAACGTCCCTTGACGTACTTTTTCAAGGTGTCGGCAATACAGTGAACGACATCGGGTGATTGGTGTACAGGCGATACAATGACAAGATCGTAGTGTCCAGATGGAAGTGTATCCCGAAATTTGCGCGGACGCTCCAAAGACTCGACTGGGTGACGACCGTAGACCATTTTTATCATTGAACCCAAGTCTCTCTAAAGGACAATGAAGTATAGCGTGGATACCTTGATCAAGTCTATGAATTGGAAAGTGGGGAATTTTGCTGTTCTTCCAATCCTCTTTGGGTTCGTCATGGCAGTGCTCGACATTGCAATGATGGGCATGGTCAAGCAAGTGTCTGTAGGGTCCTTGTCGTATGGCATTGGGTTCCCCTTGGCAACTGCAGCGTATGCTCTTCAACCCTATATCTTCCTCAAGGCATTGGGATATGAAACGATGACAGTTGTCAATCTGATTTGGAATCTCATGAGCAATGTGATTGTGACCTTGATGGGTGTCTTTTGGTTTGGTGAGTCCATCAAGGGTCTGCGCTGGGTAGCAATTGGAATGAGTCTTGTTTCCTTAACAATTTTCGCATATACAGACTAATGGTCGTCGGTATAGGCGAAGCGTTAATCGCGGCAAACTTGTTAGGGATTGGCGCCATTGCGTCCATGTGGAAAGACCCCAATGCTGTGCGGACTGCTGTAGGTGCATCTGATCAGATCAAACTATCGAATGCACTCCCTCCACTCGAATACCAGAAACAACTCGCGTTAGAGACTGCGACAGAAAATGTATCCAAACAATTGAAGGTACTTGAAGAGGCAGAAAAGGAACTGAAACTCAAGAATGCAGCGATTACGACTCTCAAGAAACAGTTAAGGGATACACAGACATTGTTTCCGAATGCAACAGACCAAGTTGCAACGCTAACGAAGAAGGTGTCGCAGGCAGAGTCGGATGCCGCTGCTGCGTTTCTTGCAGTTGGGACGGCGCGTGCTGCCTACGATCAGGCACTTGAAGACCTTGGGGCATTAACTCCTCCTGTCGTGACCCAACCACCGGGTCCCGGTGGCGGTCCCGGTGGCGGTGCGGGTTCGGTTGGGTCTGGGTCTCCGCCGGGTTCGACTCGGTCACTTGGTTCGCTTGGGTCTGGGTCTCCGCCGGGTTCGACTCGGTCACTCGGTTCGGGTCCCGGTGGCGGTCCCGGTGCGGGTGCGGGCGCGGGTGCGGGTGCGGGTGCGGGTGCGGGTGCGGGCGCGGGCGCGGGTGCGGGTGCGGGTGCGGGTGGCGCAGGCGATGCGGGTGCGGGTACAGGACTGGTTTTAGGTGGACCAGGTGGTGCGGGTGGGAGTGCGGGGTTGCGTGACGTGTTGGCGGACGAAGCTGAACGACGCAAAAGGGAAGCGGCAGAGGCAGAATTCAGAAGAATAGAGGGACTTGTTCACGCACTTCACCCGAATGCAGCTGTATCCCAGGATGTTGATGGGAAACCACAAGTTTTGGTACCGCTTGATGGAGGAGGATCTGAAACGTGGAAGGTTCTTGTAACTGGAGATGTTGTCAAGTTTCAGACTCCAGGCACCAACGAACAGGTGGATCGTATTCCACGTTTAGATGAACTGGCATCGGCAGAGACAGAGGCAGAACGGTTGCGGCGGGAACAGGAGGCGGCAGCAGCGGAAGCAGCAAGGTTGCAGGCAGAGGCGACAGCAGCGGCAGAACGCGAAAGAGTGGCAGCGGAGGCAGCAGCACAGGCAGAACGCGAAAGAGTGGCAGCGGAGGCGGCAGCGGCAGAGGAGGCACGATTAAAGGCAGAAGGAGAGGCGGAGGCAGCGGCACTTGCAGACCAGGCACGACTGCAGGCAGAGGCGGAGGCAGCGGCAGAAGCAGCGGCAGCGGCGGCAGCAGCGGCAGCGGCAGCGGCGAAAGCGTCCCGGTTTCCTACTCCAGAGACACCGTATCTCAATCAAAACGGACATCCAAATGGCGGATTTGTACTGCGGTATCTTCAGTCTCCCGACCAAGCAACGTCTCGAGCAGACCTGCGAACAGACTTTGCAACATGGTTTGGGACCGAGGACGACGTGCTTAAACCCGTGAAGCAAAACTTCAAGGATTGGAATGATAGTACGGGCACAAAGTATGACGATACGCCTACAGGGTGGTCGATAAAGTTTATGCAGGCAATTGATCGGGCGTCAAAAGCGAACCCTCTCGACGAACCCACAGTCCAACTAGCAATTGAAAATGTGCAAGAAGCACCGACAGATGTAGAAACGGATGTAGAGGGGGTAGGCGGAAATACATCTGGATCTGGAGGGGAAGGACTTTCGCCTCCTCCGTCGCCTCCTCCGTCGCCTCCTGCTCCCCCGTCGCCTCCTGCTCCCCCGTCGCCTCCTGCTCCCCCGTCGCCTCCTGCTCCCCCGTCGCCCCCCGCGCCGCAAACGCCCCCGCGGCGGGGATTGTCGGGTGCAACGGGTGTAGACGAAACTCCAGATGCAGGTCGAGGTCTAGATGGGAATTTCGATGCACCTACGAGCGGCGAGAACTCATCCGTACCCTCGCCCGCGTCACCGCCCGCGTCACCGCCCGCGTCACCGCCCTCTGCTCTAGAAAGACTTCAATCTGCACTCGCAGACAGTCGAGCACAGCGCGAGACTCGTGCACGAGAACTTGTAACAGAGCAAGA